CAATGTAAAAATCATTATTGCTAAAAGGAATTTCAGGATACTTTACATTAGCGTAGTATCTTTTACCTTTAGGAGTTTTAAATATTGATATGTTGCTATAACGATTCATTAAGCAAAGTTATTCAAATCCGAAGTGTTTAATTCTGTGCCTGAATCTCCTAAAGTAGGGTCAATATCTTCTGCTCCTCGAAGAGATGAAATTTTATTTAAAATAAAGTTAGAATTACTTGTTATAAGTCCATTATCATTATCTGTAATAGGAGTAAAATTAAACCCACCTACTTTAATAGCTTTAGGCAATTGTCTTCCAGATGATAGTTCAAATCCTGCTTCAAATATTGGGTTAAGTGAAAAGCCTGTTATAATACCCGGAACATTATCAAGATAATCTCCAATTGTTAATTTAACAAAATTCCCACGTAAATAACCAGCATTACTATAATTGGGTGCCATATTTTGAATAAGAGAATTTAATTTTTGGTAAATAGGAAGTATTTGGGTTGGGGTAGAAGCTATTATAGTAAAATCTAATCCTATATTCCTTGTAAAACCCTTATATTTGTAAAGAGGATAACCTCTTCCTACATAATTGTATGAGTCATAATCTGCTCCTATATTATCATTGAAAGTATCTATATAAGCTTGCCAATAAAGATATTGATTCGTCCCAGGATTATCTGCATTTATAAGATTTAAATAAAATTTAAATAATTGTGAATCTGGGGCGTTTTCTCTTATTTTAGAAGTGTTTAGTATTTCGGTGTTTAATTTATTAAATTTGTCTTCAGATATATCACTTCCTGCTTTAAAAGATGTAGTTGTATACTTAGGGTTAGGATTATATTTTTGAATAGAAGAGGCATTTGTACCTTTATTATAAGCCGTTCTTAAAGTTACTGTTTTATTATTAGATTTTGCTCCAAAAGTTTGAGTATTAGGATTTATTGCAAAATTTAAAACATTACTTAAACCAGAATTAGGAATAAGTTGATTAGAAACTCCTAACAAATTATTTAAATCTAAAGAAGTTTTTGAAAGACTTGTTTGAGTTTTTGAAAGAAGTTTATATCCCCCTATAGGATTACCATAAGGGTTAATTCCTGTAGTGTTTGAAGTACGTTTAATTGTAGTTTTGCCTATTCCTACAGGGGCCCCAGGACCTCCACCATAAGAAAGTAATTCTGTAGAATTAGGGAGTAAATCTATTTTATTTCTTTTAAGACTAACTAATCTATTTAATCCCGCCTGATTAAAGTCTTTAGCAGCTTGTTCATACCTTATTAAACCCCCAATACCTTGAAAAAGACCACCTTCAGCAACTCCTGCTATGGGAGATGATGGGTTTAATCCTAATAAATTTAAATGGGTACCTAAAGCATTTACAGGAGCTTGAGCTATAGTAGAAATAGGTAAATAAATGCCTTGGTTTGCAGCTCCTCCTCCATAAGCAGGACCTAAAGAGGCTTCGGTTTTTACAGATAATCTAGATAAAAGATTTTGATTTGATGTAAATGTTAAACCTCTAGTAGTGGAAAATAATAATTGGGTTAATCTAGAAGTATCATCTATACCTGATTGGATGGTTCCTTGTCTTAATAACACATCTCTTGTAGCACCAGGAGTATCCCCTTCGGGAATAGCTTTAGTAATAAAGGGTTCTCTACTACTTCCTCTTCCACGTCTATCAAGTCCATATTTTAAGGACTTAAGATCTGTTTTAAGATCAATTAAGGGCATTTGTTAAAATGATCTACCTTCGGGTGCAGTCTTTCTGTAAGTGTCCTTAGGAGTTGCTCCGTTTAGATCTAAAATAGAAGGAGATGGTTTATTCTTTAATTTAGGATTTCCATTTAAAGAATATTGATCGTGTAATTTAGATTCTGCTGTTGCTCCTACGGGAATAGTTGGGGATTGGGGACCCGATAGTGTAGAAGTATTTTTATTATATTTGTCTAATAGTGCCATGATTTTTTATTTATAAATATTAGAAATTATTGCAATTTATAAGAACCGACTGTTAAAGCAGTACCTACTTTTGTACCATCTAATGTAACAGTACCTTCTTTATTTAGAATAGCATTTAAAGTAGCATTCATTGAATTCATCTGTTCCACTAATGGGCCTAAATCTATTGAAGGTGCAGAAACTTCTTTAATTTCAGCAGTACCCGGGGAAACTACATCGTTTCCCATTTTTAAGTCAGTACCTGCTACTATTGTATCTTTATTATTTAAGGCAATGGTACCTTCAGGACCAAATAAAGTACGTTTACCGTACCCTGATCCTCCTTGAGAGGGGGAGATAACATCATCACCTTTAAATTTACCTAAAGCTGCAGCCGTAGCAGCCCCTGCAGTAATAGCGGCTCCAGCTGCTATTAATCCCGCAAAAGGGTTAAGAGGACCACCTGCTGCTATAAAACCTGCTAAACCCCCGAATAAAAGGGAAGCTGCTATTGCAGAAAATTCGAGTACTCCTGCTAATTTTTCAACTGCTCCTGCTAACTTTTCTTGGATTGATAAGGATGTGGCTGCTTCTTCTGCTCCTTTAGCAGTTCGTTCCTGAAATTTTTCTGCTTCTGAGGAGATGCTTTCTTGTTTTCTTAAAGAATCAGCTAATTCATCTGTAGTTAATCCAACAGCATCTGCTAATGCTTGTTGTTGAATAACATTCATACCAGCAAATTCAGCAGATGACCCTACTTGTTTGGCTACTTCAGCGGCAGCACCCGCCGTGTCTCCTTTTAGAGCTAACAATCTAGCTTGTTCGAGATTAAGTTGTTTGCCCGTTAGTAATTCTGCTTCTAATTCAGCTTCAATACTTGATTCAAAATCAAGCAACTTTCCAGCCATTTTGGCAGTTTGTCCAATTTCTAAACCTAACGCTGTAGCTTGTGCTACTGCTTTAACTAAACCACCAGGAGCCTGTTCTAGATTTAAACGTAAAGCACCTGATATAGAGTTTGCTTTTTCTAGGGCTTTATTTGTATTTAAATTTACTTGAAGTGTTTTTTCAGCAGCCACTAATGAAGCTAACTGTTCATCTTTTATATTTTCTAAAGAACGTCCTGTCGCTAATGATTCTTGGGTTATGTTAGCTACTGCTCCTTCAGATAACCCAAATCTTTCCCTTAAAAAAGTAGCGGATTCAAGTAAATCTTGATCAAATATTATAGCAGTATCACCTAAAGCTGAGTTAAGATCATTTACAGATTTGGTAAGGGTATCGACATTAACTCCTATGGTATTGCTCGTTAGGGCAGTCATAGCAAATTTGTCATTTAGATTAGTAGCATCACGTGCACTTAATCCTAAATTTTTTCTTAAACCTACTACTCTAGCATCTATTTTTTTAACCGCTTCGAAACCCTTAATTAACATAGCAGTAAAAATATCAGTAGGTTTAATAGAACTTTTTAAGTTTAAAGCTGTGTTTTTTAGTTGGGATGAAAGACCTCCTCCTTGGGCTTTAGCATCTTCCATAGCGCCCGATAAGATGCCAGCGGTTTTTGAGCTTACTCCTAACTTTTGGAGAACCCCACCTAAACTCCCAATTAAATTACCTGTTAGACCTACAGAGTTTTGAATTTCATCATTTTGATCTTCAAGGGACTCTAAAATTGCATTCTGACGAGTTTCTTGCTGTTCTAATTCAGCTAACAATTCTTGTTCTAATTCTATATCATTAGCAGCTAATATAGCTATTCTTTGTTTTGCTGCTATTATAGTATTTTGAACTTTTTCTCTTTCTTGTTCAAGTTCTTTAGTGATATCCGCTCCCCTATTTAACTTACTTTGTAAAGAAACTTGTTTATCAATGCTTGTGATCATTGACTTTAACCCCTTTACTATATCATTGCCAAAAGTTTTTTGTACTTTTCTACCTATGTCATCTAAACCGGTAGCATTATCAATAGCTTCTTGGAGACCCGCGCTTATAGATTCGGAAATGTTACCAAATGCGTCTTGAATAAGACGTGCATTTTCTTGCAGTCTTTCTGCTTGTTCGTTAGCATTCCTTAAGTCGTCGTCTACAGCCATGTTAATAAATATTTAAAAGCTAAATTTTTATCGATATGTAGGACGTTTTAAATGTTCAGGTGCTTTAACTTTACCTGTAGAATCTATAACAGTAGTTTGTCCTGGGGTTTTAGGTTGGGATTTTTCTGCTGATTTAGCTTTATTATCGTAAAATTCCCTTATTTTATCAAAAGTAAATCTACGAAGCCATAAAGGCATATTGTATACAATTTCCCAATCATATCCCCCCTGTCCATGGAATACTATTTCATGGATTTGGGTAAATAAATTTTTTCGAATTTGGGCAGCGTTAGTTGAGGTCAGGATAAAAAAAGCTTGCACCAATTGGGATGGCGACAGCTTCTCCCCCATCATCGGGAAAAAAAGTTAAATCAACGTCGGGTTGAATTTTAAGAATATGCTTTCTAAATTCTCTAGCATCTTTTGCTAGGAGATAATTATCTACAAATTCCCTTATATCTTTAGGTTCTCTACTATCTGTAACTGAGGTGATAATGTATTTTAATCTAGTAGATCCTTCAGGATTAGAATTATTTAATTTTTTAATACCCACTATTTCTTTTTGGATTTTTTTCTCATCACCATGAGTTAATAATCTAAAAGTTATATTAGTATCAGTATGAGGTAAAGTGTAATTAAATTCATTTTTACCTGATTCAAATAAAGATTCATCCATTTCTTTATTTTCTATCTGGGTTAGGTCAAGTGTATGAGTTGTGTCACCAATAGTGAATTCATAATCTTTACCATACCCTAATATACGGGCGGCTATTAAGATAGCGTTTTTATCCCCAATTAAAAGATCATCATAATTAATCTTAGAAACTATCATTGACTTAAGTAATTTATCAATTACGGTTCCATTTTTAATATAGGCTGCATTAGTTAGAATATCTTCTTCCTTAGCAGTCATATACTTCATTTCAATTGTTCCAGAAGAAAGTGGATTGGATTTTGAGTAAAGAAAACCTTTTGAAGGTAATTCTACTGTTTCTGTAGGTAACTTTAGATTATCGAGTGCCATTATAAATAACTATTTGTTTGATATAAATATATAGAAAATAGAGAAGGCGTACCGAAGTACGCCTTTCTTTTTATAATATTTAACTTGTATTAGAAATTCAACACACAATAATCGGGTTGTACTGTCATTTGAATTTCAATAGCACCCTCAGCATCATAATTGTACTCACCAAAAGTAGCTTCAGTAATTAAAGCACCTTTAATAATCCATTCAGAAACTACATCACCTACAGGACCCAAAACATTTACTGTTAAGTCTTTCTTGTAAAAATCTGAGTAACCATCTCTACCTGTTACAGATTCGTGATGTAATCTTACCCATTCCATTACTGATTGGGCCCCAGAAGGAGTAATAGCATCAAATAATGTTAATTGTATAGTACCCCAAGTAGTTTTACCTTTTACATATCTTTGGATGTTGATATGATTTAAAGGTACTGTTCCTTGAGAAACGTTTACTGCTCCTAACCCTTTAATAAGATAAGCGGGGAATCCATCTACATACAAAACAAATCTATTTTGTTGTTTTGGTTCAAATGGGGTGAAGAATACTTCGTTTGGATCTAATACTGCCATTGTCGTGTTTTATTATAAATATTACTATCTCTAATTTTTATTATGCTGGGAATTCAGCTCCAGTTGGTAATACATTGAAATCCAACACTATAAATTCAGCTGTTCTTGTTGGTTGTAAGAATATCTGACCTACTAATTGATTTCTATCTATTACATCTGGTGTGTTGTTTGAATCATCCATTACTACTTTAAAAGCAAAGATGCCTTGTCTTTGTTGAACGCTTTCAAGGTATGGATTTGCTTGAGCTAAAAAGCTATTTCTTGTAGCTGCTGTATTTTGTTCAAATACTAGGTTATTAGCAACTTGACCAATAAATCCTTTAAGAGCAATTAATAATCTTCTAACATTTACACGATCGAGTGCAGATGCTTTCTTTTGTAATGTCTTTTGACCAAATACTACAGTTCCGTTTGCAGGGAAATTAGCAATTGGGTTTACATTAGCCTCATATAAAGTGTCTCTATCAGCTCTTTGTAATTTTCTTTCAGGTCTAATTACTTGTGTCAATCCACCTCTATTAATACCTGCAGGTGCAAACCATGGTTCAGCATTAGAATCATTAAAGGCATAAACACCTGGTATTAATGCGGAAGCGGGGACCCAATTTATTTTACCTGTATTAGGGTTAATAATTTGACACCAGGGCCAGTAAGCAGCTGCATAGCTTGAGTTAATACCACTTGCTTGGTTAGTAGTTGCTGAAATTAGAGCTCCATAGGGTTCAAGATCTACTACCGCAATTGCATCACCTCTATCTTGAGTATTTTGAATTAATGTGTTTACTTGATTAGTATGTTTATCATGTAATAAACCAGGAGCAGTAATTAAATTATATTGGTATTCGTCTTTATTCTTTAATAAGTCAAAAGCTGTATCATAGTCACTTCCTGCTAAACCTTGGGTATTTGTATCAATTTTATCAAAGAATAATGCAGGAGCACTTCCTGAAGTTTCGCCAGTACCCCCACTGAATCCTCCACTTTGGATTAATGGGATTGAAGATGTGAATTCTGTTTTAGCTACCCCGTTATTATCAAAGAAATTAGGTGTTGGGTTATTTACAGCAGAAACATAAACGTATTTACTTACGTTAGGGTACTCACCAATAGTTTGAACATATTTGTTATTAGCATCATCACTATTTATTTGATAATAAGTATCACCTATTGCTTTTACAATGTAATTATCTTGTTCAGGGTCTAAAGATACATTAGCAAATGTTTCTAATATTACCTTTTCATTATTATTATCATTACCTCTTCTTACATTAAGAGTAAACGTACCAGATGAAGTATTAGAAGTAGTAATTTCAAATCTTACATTATCTGTAGTGCCTAAAGAAAGGGACCCACTATCATCTAAAGTACCAGTATTCATTATAGCACCTTCAGAGATGGTTTTAAGAGCAAAAGCGTTTGTTACTCCAGATCCACCTGCGATATTTGCACTAGTAGCGGAAGAAAATGCCGCTGAGCCTCCTGATACTACTCTAGTTACTACCAATGAAACACCTCCATTTTGAAAATAGTTGAATGCTGAAATTGAAGTAAGGAAAGAGTAGGTTTGGCTAGCACTTACAAAAGTGGTACCAAAAATATTTTCATATTGACTATAAGAAGTTACTATAGTTGGTATTTCTACAGGACCTTTTACTGTAGGGCCAACAATTGCAGCCCCTAACTCTACGGGTTGCTGAGTAATAAATGACTGGTCGTTTTCTCTTGTGAATACTCCAGGTGATACTATCTGTTCTGCCATTTTATTGTTTTATTAATTTTATTCAGTTTTTGTAAACGTGCCCGATTCTAAATCAACTGTCCCGTTTCCATATTTTTGTGTTAATTCGTTTCCTGTTGTTAATTCTTTTTCGCGTAACTTATTTAAAGACTCAATTAATTGTTCTTTTTGTAACTCCAATACCTGTATTTGATACTCAACCGTACCAAATTGGGTAATTAAATTTTGTTGATCAGTTTGTAATTGTTTAACAAAATCTAATTCTTCTTGCGATAACTTAATTTGTTCACTCATTTTTTATAAATATTTAATTTTTAACTAAAACGTGTTTGCTATAAATATTAAATTTTTTCTCAAAAAATATCAGTATCTGTATTTTGAGGATTTCTTGTGTTAATTTGATTTCGATCTAACTGATCAAAATTAGAAACTGTTTCTTGTTGTATAATAACTTGACCCTTACTAAAGCGTTTTTTATCTACTGTAAGATCTTTTTGTGGAATATCAGGTATTATGTAACCATTTAAGTTAATATCAAAATTGGCTCTAACTGTTCGATAACTACCTTGATTAAGTTCAGTAATTGTTGTAAAAGAATTTATATTAGCTTTAAATTTGAATCTATCAGGATTACCCCAATAAGAATTAGCAGCGTAATTAATAGCTTCAACTATTTTATTAAGTTGTTCTACATAATAAGTATAAATTACACAACTATAAGTCATAGTTACATAATCGGGGACTACAATAGTATGATATTCTTTAATGGGTTTTCTATTATTTAATATATTAAATTTATCGTAAGCGTTTTGTTTATTATAGGCAGTTTGGGTATAAGTTACATTAGCAGGATTATTAGCATCTAATTTATTATATAAACTTCTAACGGGAGCAATAGTATTACGTTTAAACATGATCATAGGAGCCATAATAGCTCCCTTATCATCCCTCATAAACCCATCGCGTTGTACAGATTTCCATCTTTCGGGAGCACCATACATTACGGGTACTTCAATACGTTGTCCGTTTTGAATTACAAAAGGTTTAATTACGTTTTTAAAATAAAAAACGATAGATTCGTCTATATCTTTAATTCCTATAGAAAAAGGTTTAGTAGCATCATCTCTATAAGAAGTTTTGTTCCCCCTATTTAAATTACGGCTTTGATTTGGATTTCCCCTTTGAGTATCAAATGGCTCAATAAACCCATTAGCTATTTCAGCTTGTTTTTTTGGTACGGGTATTCTTCCTTTTGTAGCCATTATAATCTTTCTTTAGTTATGCCGGGTTTATCTCCAGGTACGTAGTTTGTTTGACAAATTATTGAGTAATTAGAACCAAATTGATTTAATCCCGGGTTAAGAGGATTGGGTTCATAAGGATAATCTGGGTTTTTACCTAAAATATATTGGTTAGCATTAGTTGATTCAACTTCATAGTAACCATTATAATATAAAATTATATCACCTACTTCAGGTACTACATTAGCATCAATTAAATCTTCTCTCAAAAATTTAAAATCAATACCCCATTTAAAGTCAACTCCTATATCACTTTCTGGGAATTGTTGATCTTGTCTTTGGGTTAAGCAATTAAATAATGTGGGGCCGTCATAGTAAGCTCCCTCAGCTGCTTCACCATATATATTTACTGTTGTTTTTTCTAAAACATATTTGTAAAAAGCACATTGTTGGGTGATAACATCTCCTAATAATTCTCTATTAATTGTTGTAAATAGATTTATGTCACGTTGTCTTCCAAATAATGCCATTAGCCAATGTAAATAGTGTAAGGTACTGCGTTTAAGTCTTTTTGTATAAACTCAGAATTTGCTGCTTTCTTTTCTAATAATTTATTACGAGAAGTTTCATCAAGATATGATCTTAATCTTTCAATTAAGGCCGTTTTTTCAGAGGTTGCTGCTGATATAAGATCACTTTGATTTAAAGTTACTTCAGATCCTGGAATAGGGACTGTGGAGTACTTACCCCTAACATAGCCTAACATTTCTTTAGCTAAAGCTAATGTATATTCGAAAATCCATTGTCTACCTATAGAATTAATATATTCATAAGTAGGATTTTCATAAGGTACAGTTGAAATATCAGTAACAACACCAGTACCCATACTACCCGATACAACAGCTACATTTCTATCAGATTTAAAAATATACTTAAAATATAATTTTCCGTCTCTAATGGGTATAGGAAATATTCTGATTTGGTTATTTACTAATTCAAAACTATAATTAGATTTCCTAATTTGATCATTAAAATCAATAGCTTGAATTTTAGCTAAATCATAGCTAATGGGCATTAATAAAAAGTTAATACCTGGAGAGTAATTACCGAATCCAAAGACATCTAACAATCCTTGAATGTCGGTGCCAGTACCTGCATAAGGGTCAAAATATCTTACAATTGCTGGGTCTGATTGGTAAAATATTTCTTTAACTTCAATATTATTTTTTTCAGTACTTTGAGAAATCGCAAATTCTGTTAAATCATAAACTTGTTTTCCTTTTGTCATTTGGATACTGCCCGTTCTATATTCTACAGATCCTCCTACTCCTGCTTCAGATCCGTAAGACTCAGCAATTCGAATAACTGTGCCTAAATTAGGTTTTTGAAGTTTATAATTTAAATCAGACCCAGTTGGCGAACCCTCCAATGAAAGATAATTTTCACTCGCTTTAAAAGCATATACTTCATTACCATACGTGGTTACCGCTTCTTCAAATGCGGCATAAAAACTAATATCCTGTAATTCTATATCAGTTAAAGGATATCCTAATCTACGAGAGCAAAATACTGCTACTTTATCTGCATCAATTTGAAATTCAGTGTCATTATCATAAAACCCAAAAGGAGTATTCCCTGGGAAGAATGAGCTAGATCCGGGCCAAATTGGGGTGTTTGCCATGTTGTTTTGTTATAAATATTAATACAAGGCATTCCATGAAATTCCATCCCAAAAATAGGGTTTAGGGGGTGAGGAAGAAGATACAGCAAATGAACCTATAGCAACATCTGTAGCAAGAGGATGTTGAGGAGTTATAGTTAAAATAGATGTTGTAGTAAGAGAGGGGCCTGTAGGGCCTTGTGGTCCTATAGAATTAACAGTTACTACATTAGTAGTAGTTTGGGGTATATCAATAGTATTACCCTCTTGAGTGGTAACTATTACATTATTAGGGATGTCTATAGGTGATACAGAATTAGCCATTTGTTATATTAATATTATTGAATTGTGTTTTACGTTGGGTAAAGGGCCAGTATAACATTACAGGTTCAGCTCCACATAAAGCTATGTCTCTATTTTGAGAAGGGGCTACACTACTACTATTTACTACGGGGGATTTTTTACTAAATCCATAATTGCCATTAGCTAAAGCAAAATCAGTTTTCATACTACCTGTAAAGTCGGCATGGTTTTGAGAAGGGTTATCGACCCATACTGGCATTGCTTTTTGGCCTTGCTCAATTAAAAACTTTTTTACTTGATCCCATGTAGCTCCAGGATTAAGTTCCATAAATAAACATACTACTCCAGCAACATTGGGTGATGCGAAAGAAGTACCAGCTTGAGTCCTATATTTTTGTTGTGTTATTCTAGAAGGTGGGCTTGTTTGAGGATAAAGATTATAATAACTGGGATAATTTTCGTTATCTCCTAAAAAATAGTAATGTATTTGAAATGGAGTTTGATAGTGTGCTAAGGAAGCATCAACATGTTTAGTAGGACGATATCCATATCCTGTTGCTTCTGCTACTATTTGATCTAAATCTGCTCTAGCTACAGCAACTTTATATCCCGCAGCCCATATATCAATTGCATCACCCATAGTACTAAACCAAGCAGAAGAAAAATAGCTAGAAGAATTAACGGCTTGCCACCCAGGGAAAGTATTTCCTACTCCATATCCTTTTTTAGCAGATCTACTAGAAGTACCCATAACTTGATGCATATCCGTATGTTCAAATTCAGGTATATCATATTGTGCTACACCACCACCATCTCTAAGAAATCTTCCTGATCCGGCTCCCCCAAAAACATATTGACATCCTGCTGCTTCTCCATAAACATCATATGCACTAGATCCCGAAGTTAAAGCTGATCCCGTCAGTAAATCTGTTCCTCTGTCAACTACTATATGAGGGGCTAAAGCTCCTACATTAATAACTGCATTATTTCGAGAAGGGGTAGAAGCTCTATTAGTATAATATTGGGTAGAACTGCCATTTTTTGTAAAGTAACTATCCCATAATCCTCTATGATCATAATCAACTCCTTCATACCTACTTCCAGATCTAACCCTTAAAGAACCATCATTTCCAGCACTTGAAAGAAATATTACTCCTGCATCTACACATTGTTCCATAAGTTCTTCTACAACTCCATTGACTGCTGAAGTGTAAACTTTCATCATTTTCCATGTAAATCCGGGGTCAGGACCCATTTCAGTTTGGAAACTTTCACTTATTTTAAATCTTATTCCTTCATTGGGTCCTGGGGTTATATTATATACTATATCACCATCTTCGTTTTCAGAACCTGTATAATTAGGGTAAAGGTTTACCCCTTTATAATAAAATGAATCTATTTGTGTGGGGTCGGACCAAGAGGTTAGTCTACCATCGGTTAAATACCATTGTGAGTGGTCAATAGGGGTTAAAACATAGCCCCAACTCATATTTACTACAGTAGGGTCTTTAAATCCTGTTGTAGGGTTTATTGATTTAGAAGTATGGAAATTCAAAACACATTGAAATGCTTGGGCAGGTGTTAACTTACCAAAAATATTTAAATCATATATTTTAGATTCTTTAGCCCAACCTTGGGTTCTTCCAGCAGCATTTGAGGCAACACTAGTTCCATGTTCAAAATTCATATTATCATAATATAAACTTATAAAACTGCCACCTTGGAGGGAAAGATTGTTTGAGATTTCGGGACAATACTCTGTCCAATTAGTTTTGATAACTCTAGACACCCATCCTCCTGAACCTGAGAAAAGCGTAGGATCATAGTATTTAAATTCGGGATGTTGGGTATTAACCCCCGTATCCATTATAATTAAATCTACATTTTTTCCAGTAGAAGTAAAATTATAATTAACAGAAGTAGATTTTAAAGGATAATTACCATTATCATCTATACTAGCAGAATCAGTATTTAATTGATACATTATCCTCCAATCAAACTCTTCTTTTGGAGTTGCATGTGCATATAAACCCCAATTAACCATTTGGCCCTTAGTATCATTTTGACTTCCAGGGAAATCACCTGTGTAATACGCTGTGATGTGATCACTTCCATCTCCTCTCCTCCACCTTACATTTACAGTAGGACAAATATTATAAAATCCTAATCCCCCACCCCCAAAGGGAGTTTGTACATCATTAATATCATCAAAAGCAGGTTGAGATTCTAAATACCAAGGTGTAAGGGGACCATCTAGTTCTAAACCTATAGCATTTACTCCATCTATTAATACAGAACCCGTAGTTTTATCCCAAGACATACTAGCTTCTATAAAGCTATCTAAAAAAGATTGAGAATAGGAAGAGGAATTTTCAAGTATTTCTTCACCTCCATTATACCAAAAAGATCCTTGAGATTCACTATAAAAAGTAGCATTTAAAGGTAATCTAGAACCTGTTATAGAACCTGTGTAATCAAGTTCGGTGGCATCTTGCATTCTAGTTTCTGAGAAGAAATCGGGGAAAGCACTTCCAGATTTAAAAAATAAATCTAATGATTGAGAAAAAGGTACAGAAGCAGAAACTTGATATTTTACTATGGTTTCTTCTTGGGAAAAATATCTAGGTACAGATTTAATACTTGAAGTACCTGCAAGGGTAATAGCTTCACTATCTGTTAGTTGATAAAAACGAATATTGGGGATGCTGAGTAAAGCATCTTCTGAAGATGCAGTTACTATTCTGTCTGGGAAGAAAGCTCTAATAAGGCCACTATCTCCACTAGTATCTTTTTCTAAAAATTTATCTATATTATCATCATAACTAGCACGGGTAGTTCTAGAAGGAGCTATTATTGCATAATTTCTATAAGTAGGCATATTTTTATACTATTTTTAGTGGAATGCTACCCATGCACCATTAGCGTACCCATAAAACTTATTATCATTACTATCATATGCTATATCTCCATTTTGAGCAGTAATAGAACCTGTTGTAGTTGGGGTTAATCTTAAAACAGGGCTTTTAATCGCCACTGCATTGCTAGCACTTAGATTTAAATTGCTATCAGAAATTATAGTGGGAACCCCACCTCCCACTACACTAAGTTCAGGAGTAGAAACAATACTTGAAGAAAGTGTTCCTTGAATTTCATAATTCCCATTTGCAATTACATTTCCTTCAAACGTTGTACCTTCAGTTATTCCTAAAGATCCTGTTACTATAAAACTACCACTTACAGTAGCACTGCCTGTATATGGAAAAGGAGCTACATTAGTACCTGTTAAACCTGATCCATCGCCCGAAAATGATGATGCAGAAATGGTTCCAGTACTTGTTATATTTCCAATAGATAATATATCTCCAGTAGTAGTTAAATCATCTGAGGCAATTGTCCAGGATTCTGCTGTAAGGGTTCCATCCGCATCTGATGTAAGTAATTTATTATTACCATCAGATGAAATTACTTCAGTTAAATCTAAATCTATATCAACTACAGGACCTGTACCATTAGTGACATCTAAACCAGCACCAACTGTTATTTCTGTAATAGTACCTTCCCCTCCACCTCCACTACTTGAAATGTTTAAACTAGCTGTCCCTCCCCCTAAATTTGTTAACAATCCTCCACTACCTGAGATTTCTAGTTTACTAACTCCAGTAATATTTACAGACCCACTTACAATTTGTAAACTAGAGGTGCCTGAAGTACCTGAAGTACCTGAAGTACCATCACCTGAAGTACCTGATGATCCTGAGGTACCTGAAGAACCCGAAGTACCATTTGTACCTGAAGTGCCTGATGAACCCGAAGTACCATTTGTACCTGAGGTACCTGATGAACCTGAAGTGCCTGATGAACCTGAAGTACCATTTGTACCGGAGGTACCTGATGAACCCGAAGTTCCTGATGAACCTGAGGAACCACTAGTACCTGAAGTACCCGATGAACCTGAAGTACCCGATGAACCTGAAGTTCCTGAAGAACCTGAAGTGCCATCACCTGAAGTACCCGATGAACCTGAAGTTCCTGAAGAACCTGAAGTACCGTTTGTACCTGAAGTACCTGATGAGCCTGATGTACCTGATGAACCTGATGTACCTGATGAACCTGATGTACCTGATGAACCTGAAGTACCCGATGAACCTGCAGGTCCTGGTGCTCCAGCAAGATTTACATCCCATGAAAAATAATCACCGCTGCCCGTTGTTGTAGTTACATTAACTATAAGTTGTCCATTAGAAGAATTATAGGAAGTGACTTTACCTTCCATTGAATTAGAAGAATCCTTTGCAATAATAATAGATTGGGCCGCACTATATGCTAATCCGGTTCCTATAGTAAGGGTTTTAGCACCAGTACCTATAGTAATAAAAGTTGTAGAAGTAGTTGTATATAAATCACCATCTACACCTGAAGTACCTGATGAGCCTGAAGTACCTGAAGATCCAGAAGTACCACTAGAACCCGAAGTACCAGAAGACCCGCTTGTGCCTGAGGTACCACTAGAACCCGAAGTACCAGAAGATCCACTTGTTCCCGAAGATCCACTTGTACCTGAAGAACCTCCTGTTCCTTGGACACCTGAGGTGCCTGAAGAACCTGAAGTGCCATTTATTCCTGAAGTACCCGAAGAGCCACTAGTTCCTGAGGAACCAGAAGTGCCTGATGATCCAAAGAAAGAACCATCTGCACCAGGGGGTCCTTGAATTCCTTGAGGACCAGGAGTATTAATAGTAATTACTGTACTCATTAAAATGATCCTAAAGTTATATTTTTAGATAACCTTACTGAACCCTCTAATAAACGTGTTATTACTGCACAATTTCCACTGCCTGAAGCTATTTCTAAATCATATTGGGCACTTGCAAAGTTTAATTGTGAGGAAGTCACAGCTGAAATGTAAATTCCTATAGTGCCTGAAATAGGAGGATTAATACCACTCGAACCACTCATATTAAGTCCAGTACCACAGGGTCCTAAACTACTAGAAAGAGTTAAATATACAGTTTCGGATCCTGCAGAAGGGCGTAATTGCATCCTTGCATTATACCCAGTTAAATCAATAGGATCACTGTTTGAGTCTGTATATGCTATTTCAAAATCTACTGTAGCACCTTGTTCAATAGTAAAATTATATTTTCCAGCAGCCATGTTATTTATTTATAAATATGATGAAAGTTTAGTCTACATCATTTTTAGATTTTACCAAGGTTTTATGGAATTCAATAAATTAGTAATTTCTGTAGGTACAGTAAATGTAGTTTTACCTGCATCTACTTGTTTATGATATTCATCGCGAAGTAAAGTAAGTACAATATTTACATATTCTTCATGTTCGCCCAATAATGCAGCATTACGTTGCATTTCTTCATTAGCGTATTCTAATATTTTAATCTTACACTGTTCTTCCATTTTAGCTAATTGTTATTTTCAAAAGTTCCGTTTCTGTGCCGCCAGGGGCAGAAGCACTAGAAATAAAAGCTATTGGACTACTAAAACTAGCATCATTACTTCCTAATACTGAAAGTTTATCTACTGCGAAGAAAGATTGGTTAAATTGAATTAACACACTATTTATAGTTTGAGCTGTGCCCAAATCTATAATTATAAATTTACCTTCGGTATCAGATCCCAATGTCCACCACCCTGTACCTATGCTACTATCAAATGCTTTAAAATAATCATAAGTAGAATTAAATAAATAATTTGCAGAAGCAGAATATGGAGATGGAGCATTATTTGATGTCATATTAGAAGGATAAGCATTTCCTCCTCGGCTAACACCATCATATAATCTAAAGTTTCTTAAGTAAGTATGATCCGATGCTGTTTGAGAGTCATAGTTTAATTTCCAATATCTAAAATTGGCATTTTTTTTCATATAACTACCTGTTATTATTTCGCTCTCCAAATCTCCAAAATCTTGCACTTTAAGTTCAATGCTTCTTGAAGCCTCATTTCCTAGATCTATGTATGTTATTTTACCTGTAGATTCATTAAAAGACATACTTGAATTTGGGACTACTACAACACTTCCAGATTTAATTTGACAAAATATTGATAAATCATCGTAAGAAGCAGAATTTGTTATTGTTATTTCTCCAGAAGCAAAAACTTCGTTTGCAAAACTCATTGATGGTGTTACTGTTAATCCTAAGTTTGTATTTTGCCACTCACCTGCAGTACCATTATATCTAATTAGATCACCATCAGCTAAACTTGAAAAACTAACATCTGAAAGACCAGCTAATGTACTTGAACCCCCTCCTCCACCACCACTGGCACTGGCAGCAGCAATTGAAGCCGAGACATCTGATATACCTCCTATTTCTAAGGCACCACTAAATTTACCATCACCACTAACCTCTAATTCAACTGTGGGTTCTACAGTATTAATACCAACAACACCACCCGTAGATCCTGAGAATATAGCAGCATAAGAATTTGGTGCTCCGTCTTCATGACTTTGAGCATATAATGCTATTGTATCTGGATTAGCACCATTTGTATTACCTGCAGTAAAGTGTCCTGCGTAAGCTTTATTTTGAGAACCTGGTGTTCCTGTTGCTGCATTTCCTACAGCTTTTACGGCAAAACTATCAGCTGAAGTAACACTTGAATATGTGTTAGTTACTGATAGGACAGCTCCATCACCATCAGCTAATTCCATTGTAACATTGTTATTAGTGAAATTAGTTGAACCGTTAGTTATATCAAGTCTTTTAGTCCCATTAGATGTAAAACCTATAGCTTCTGGGTTGGGGGCAAATAGTCCTGTATTAGTATCGTTAAGTCGAATAACAGGAGAAGCTTCGGATCCAGCAGCATTTACTACTATATCATATCCTGAGAGCAGATTTGATGATCGGATGTTACTTCCAGTAATATCACCTGTTACTATTAAAGTAGAACCATCAAATGTAAGGTTAGCTTCTGCATTTGCAGAATCTCCGTCAATGTCTGTAAGTATTCTGTTATTACCCGAATTGGTAATATTAATAACACCTGAAGTACCTGATGAACCTGAAGTGCCTGATGAACCTGAAGTGCCTGATGAACCTGAAGTGCCTGATGAACCTGAGGTACCATTAGTACCTGAAGTACCTGATGATCCTGAAGTACCATTAGTACCCGAGGTACCTGAGGAACCTGAGGTACCTGATGATCCTGAAGTACCATTAGTACCCGAGGTACCTGATGAACCTGAGGTGCCATTAGTACCTGAGGTACCTGATGAACCTGAAGTGCCATTTGTACCTGAAGTACCTGATGAACCTGAGGTGCCATTAGTACCTGAAGTACCTGATGAACCACTTGTACCTGATGAACCTGCATTT